CCTTCAACGCCCATGCCCTCGGGGATGGTGGCCTTGGCCTGCATTGTGGCAACAGCGTGGTCACCAAAGTTTGAAATTTCATTTGCCATGTTAGCTCCTAAGTGTTTGTGCTGCCGCCAATTGTCAAAATTGCGCTGGATGAGTTTGCAGTTGGGAAAGTAACAGTGAACGAGCTGTTGCATATTTTGTCTGAACCAAAGTTCAAAACAAATACTGCTGCGCCTGTCGTTGCATTGTAAACAAGAGCACCCCTCGCCGTAAACGATGCCGGGTTCCAAACAGCGTTGTTAAACGAGATGTAAGTGATGTTATTCACCGTGTCCTTGGTTGGGGTCACGGAGATTGTCAAAGCCTGTCCACCAGCCGTATAGCCCGTTCCAACAACCTCGTTGGTTGAGGTGTAGGCGGTAGTAGAACTTCCCAAATTTGCATTGGCGTTGTACAGCGCAATCTTGTATGTGTAAGGCGTACCAGCAGAGAAATTCTCTAAACCACTCAACAGGTTTTGCTGAAAACATGTGCAGTTGGTTTGAACAATCATGATTTAACTCTCAGTTTAGTTTGGCCATCTCGGTAAGCATCGCCACGATCCAAACCATCGCCCAAACGTTTGAGCTGCTGAAGAGCCTCTTGGTATTTGTCTTCGTAGTATTTCACCACATCCTGTTCTTGACGTTGGAACAACACAGCTTCACGCATTGCTCCATAGAAAAGAACTGGATCATAGTTATTACCCAACCAGCTTGTGCCGTCTGCGTTAGACACAGCAGTTACTGTAAATGTCACTCCAGAACCCGTTCCACCCAAATAAGCACTGCTGATTGTCAAAACATTGCCCACGTTGTAAAACTGTCCACCGTTTGTGATTGTCAAAGCACTCACGGCACCCGAACTATTAACTGTCGCCGTTGCAGTTGCATTGGCTCCAGATCCAATGCTGCCAGAGTTGTAAGACACAGGAACCTCTGTGTAATATCCCGGCTGATACAAGCTACCGCTAGATCCAATTGAAACAGTAGTAATCTGCCCTTGGACAATCGTTGCTGGGTAATAAAAGTAATGCAGCTCAACACTATAGGCTTGATCTGGCGTTGGACCCATGATCAAAGTCAAAGTATTAGTTGTTGACGTGGAATTACCAAACAAAGCATAGTGCTGCGGCATTCCATATGCGGTTGGGCTTGGATAGGCAGCCCGAATGTAGTTCACATCTTTATTCAAGATGTAGTTGTAGTTTCCAGATGAATCAATGATCGCAACTGAAAAACTCGATTTCCAATCCGATGGAAGCGTCAAATACTGGTTGTACTGTGTTAAGTTACCAAGTACGTTTTTACGCAATACGGCCAGCTGAACCGAGTTATAAATCCTATTTTCTGCTTCAATGACGAAGAAAGGAATATTAGCAACGAATGTCGCTTCGGTTGTTTCCGCATAGTCTTGTATCGCTTGATACAGCTGGACGTAGTTCATCTTGAACCTTTATGCCATTGGACCACGACTCATGCGGCCTTTGGTTGCAGCACCTGCACCACGCATCTCAATACCATCAGTTTTAAGCTGTGCTTCACCATAAGCAACACCATTTTTAATTGGGTCTTTAATGTTGACATTTTTTCCAGCTTTGTATTGAGCAAATTCACCATGCTCCATTACTTCATTGCCATCAATGCTTTTTGCTTTGTTGGTATGAGGCTTTGCATAAGCATCAGCGTCTTTGTTATTTTTGGCATGACCTGTATGAACAGCAGGGCTATTCTTTTTGGTAGGTTTGATCTGGGTCTTCATCATTTGCCTCCGTGCTGATTGTTAGCACGTGCCATGTTACGTCCAACAGATTTCATGGATTCACTAGCCACGCCAGCTACACCACCCTTTTTCAGTTTAGACAAGTTGGTCTTTTTGTTTTCATGCAACTGTTTGTCGTGCATACTGAAAGCCTTTTTGATCAACTTCTTGTCCTCTTTTACGTCGTCGTGTTTAGCCATGTCTAGCTCCTAAGTTGTGGTCACAGTGACTGACCCGATTGTAATTGCCAAAAGCAAATCATTGGAAGTGATTTTGCGATCAAAATGACTTGCTCCACCCACAGGGTTCCATCCCCATTGCGTTTGACGGCTACCGTCACTCACAAACCCTTGGTTGTCAACGTTGGTTACAACTGGATCATAAGGATTCGTAAACAATCCAGATGTGCCACCAGCTTGGTAGCTAACGTCTGGTCTAGGTTCTCTGACCGCCTGCGGGTCGTTAACCGGATAAAGTCCAAGACTCAGTTGTGGATGATCTGGATCCCAACACTCAGGACATACCTTGATGTTGAACAGCTTAGTCTTGATAATTTCTTTTTTTAGCTCTTTGAGCAAGTACCGTTGGCCGCAGCGGTCACATTCGGCAATCGCCCATCTGCCAGATGAGTACTTGCTAGGCATTATCTAGCTCCACCGGCGTAAAAGCCCATCCTCGGTACAAAACGAACAGAAGCCTTCTCCCGATCTTCATCCGAAGCCAAGGTCCACTGCTCCATGTAATCTGCCTTCAAGGCCATGATTCGGTTTGGATCAATGCCAGTAACCTTTTGCGATACGTAGTAGGACAAGCCGGCCACCAACGCATTGATAAATCTGAATGGAATGTCATTGGTAGAAACCCCACTACCCGCATCTTGCATACGACGCAAACGCCAGTACACAAACGTATATTGGCTGCCCGGTGCATTGGGTGTTGGCCAGACGTTGATACAAGGCAGATTGGTCACGCTAATCGCAGCGTTGGCTGCATGGGAAGCAGCGGTAGTACCAGCCTGTCCACGGTAGCAATTCAAAAGCTGTGGAGACGTTGTGCTGACGTTTGGATAGTAGATGATCTCTCCATCAATGGAGATGTATCCTGTGGCCGCCAAACCAGTCATATCTGACTGATTGAGCTGGATGGTGGTGTCTGTAGCACTGATGCCAGGCGTTGTGCCGTTGCCTGCCAAAGTGTAGGCTGTTGGGTTAGTTTGACCCGACTGACGGTTAATCCAGACTTGAATGGGACGACCCTGCGCCAGTTTGTTGGGCAAAGTCGAATATGTGTCTTCCGAGATACGGCTGATGTTGATGTCGATCTGGTTTTGCAAAGTGCCAGTTCGGATCACTTGACTCAACAAGTCAATCGTATCAATCGGCAAAGGATAAGTGATTTGGCCAGTATTCATAGGAATCTGACCCTCCTCAATCGTCCACAGGTTAATACCACGATTAGCCCATTCAACGGTGAGGAGGTTGAGTGACCGCTTGGCAGTCCTGAAGTCATAACCAGTTCGCAACTCGACACCGCACCGCTCAAACGCCTCTTCGATGAGTTCGTTCATATTGAGGTCAAATACGGATGTCCCAGTAGTTGTCATTTGTGGTGCATTTTCTTCAGGGTTTCAGCCAAACGAGCACGTTGTCCTAGCTTGCCCGGTTTATGAGCAGCCGCAGCAAGTTTCTTAGCTGGTATCGTTTTGCCCTCTTTAACACCCAAGGCTTCACGAAGTGCTCCAGCTTTTTTGATTGCGTGTTGAATCCATTTTTCAGACATGATTATGCTGCTTGTGGATCAGATGATGCTGGAGCTGCATCTTGCACCGTTACGGTTGCTTCATTGGTCGCCAACGTCACAGTCGCTGAAGCTGGGGTAGCTTCGACAACAACTTCGGGGGCTGGCTCAACTGGAGCAGTAACAACGGGAACTTCTGGTGCAATTTCAGCAGTAAACTTGCTGACAACAGCGTGTTCTGCGCCACCAATCTTAATGTTTTTGGTTTTGAGAAACGCCATTACAGGAGCTTCGCTGCTCAAAAATTGAGCAAAATCCAACAGCAATTGATGCTCAGCGCCTTGTGTGGCATGGCCAACGCTGCGGACATGCTTTAAAACACGTTCAATTAAGTTCATTTCTTTTTCCTTGTCTTAGCAGATTGGACAAAAGCATCGTGAGTAGGTGCTCCTTTGCTGCCGAGTTTACGCATTTTCTCACCCGAACCATGGGCGATACGTTGCTGTTTGGCATGAATATTGGCATACAAGCCAATGTGACCGCCACCTGCGTAAACCTCGACATCGTTCGGGTTATCTTTTCTATGGATAACCTTCCCTTTTGGCATCTTCGTGGGTTTTATTGAACCCATCCCACGACTTGCTCTCATTTTGCTTTACCGCCGTGGCACATCGCTTCGACATGCTCATGATGATGTTTGTGGCCGTGCATACCGCCATCATGCTCTTTGAGATGTTTCTCGTGAGCTTCATGTTTCATCAAATGACCGCCATGTGCGTGGTGGCCATCATGCTCTTTCATGAAATGATGGATATGCTCGTGATGTTTTTTGTGTCCGTGTGACATGATTGCCTCCTAATTAGCAATATTTGGTTTTGGTGTGGCCACGTTGGGCAATGCCATCAGCACGGCCAGAAGTAGCGCCACCATGAGCCATTTTCTTGATATGGCCACCGTGTTTTTTGGTGTTGACTAAAGCGCCAGTACCAATCGTGTTGCCCTTCATTTTGGGTTCACGATCTTCGGTGTGGCCACGTTTTTCAACTTTAGACTCACCAAATTTACCCAGTTTGTTAGAGCCTTTTTCAACATCAGACTTCATGTTGCGAGTACCCATGGACTCTTTTTCCTTGAAGTGACCACGTGGTTCTGTAGTGGATTCTGTTTTTCCACCATGAGCCATTTTGTGAGTGCCCTTGTGCATGTGCATGTGGTGCTCAGCCATCTCCAAGTGGTGATGAGCCAAGTGTTTGTGATGCTCTTTAGAGAGTCCACCATGCTTCATGCCACCCATGGCAGGAGCCATTGGAGGTTGAGCAGCGGGAGCAGCAGATGGTGTTGGCATGGCACGGGCAGCCATCATTGCCATCGCTGGGTTTACACTACGTTTTTTTGTAGCCATGTTAATTCCACCTTTTTTGAAATGTTTGCCTTTATCGGCTTCTGCGAAATCACGTCCCACGGATTGTGGAACATGAACCTTTTCAGCAAAAGCCTTATTATGAGCTATTGCTTCCATGAAGTTATGCTGGGCTTTAGATTTAGAGGGCACTGCGAGACTCCCTAATAAAAGCATCCAGCTTGTCGTTGAGCTTGTCAAAACGGCTGTCTATATGAGCAACAATTTTGTCCATCTCTGCTTGCGTCACATTGTCACGAGCAATTTCTTCCCGAGTCCGATTCAGCAAGATAGTAATACGATTCAATTCTGATGACTTTTCCTTCAGGTTCCAAGCAAGCAACCCGATGAATGTTGTCAACAAAACGTTCCAGATCTGCATTTCCATATCAACAATTCCAAGCCCTTAGGCTTTTGTTAATCCGGCTGTCTGGGTCTTTGGCTGTCTTGGTCGAAGTCAATTTCTTCTTCATCCCTTCCATCCTCGCGCAAAAAGAGTCCCGACGCTTGCCGCCTTCGGGTTGAGGGGGTTTTAAATTCATCCCCTCCTTCTTTGCGGAGGCTCGCCCTTTGGCGTTCAAGCCGCCATTTGGATTCTTGCCTTCTTTCCTTTGCCATGCTGGACTTTTAGCCATGATCAATTACCGTTGGAAATTAAGTAACCTTCTTGCGAAACCGTCAAGGCCGCAGTACCAGTACTAACTTTTGCTTGCAATTGGATGTCAGTTTTCTCAGGAACAAGCCTGGGCATCACTCGTTGTGTGTGATAGTTATTTGTGAATGGAGCAACAATAGTAACGGTTGGAACGCCTGAACTACTTATTTGATAGTTTTGATACGTTGCATAACCTGCTGGGTTCGCATTCAGGCTGGTATTGATATCAATACGGCTCAAATAAAACGTATATCCTGCTGGTACAGTGTAAATACCCATTAAGGTACGTCCATTACCAGCAGCAATTTCTGCGTACAAATTCGTATCTGACGTATCTTTTAACGTGATGTTTCCAGTAGGAGCACCGCTAGTGACTGCCATACTATTGATACGTAAATAAGATTTGACTGTAGTTACAGTCGTTGTACCGTTCAACTTAATAGTTTCAGAAATCTGGTTGTAGTTTGCGTCTAAACCGTTGATAGTTATCAACGCAGTCGCATCAGCACCAGTGTTAACAGAACTAACAAGGTGCATTTGAGCAGCAGATGAAGGGTAAGTATAAGAAGTGTTACCTTCCCATACAGGAACAAATGATGTACCTACCGATGCTTGATAGCCATAGATGTTTAAAACACTATGCCCATAAATCTGACCACGAGCTACTTGCAAGTCAAATGGTTCGTATTTGGCTTGACGTGAGATCGAATTGACCGAGTTATTGGTGCTTGGAATTCCATTTGGACTTTGCGCCATATTAATCTCCTTGAATTTCAAAAAGGGGGCCAAAGCCCCCCGGGATTAATTAGTCAAAGTTACCGTATGGGTAAGTTGTGCTATTACCAATGTTCATGTCATTTGGGTTGTAGCGAATAGTCACTTCAACTTGACCAGAAGACAAACCAGCTGCAGTTGTAGTCATCTTCAATGTCACAACCACTTGAGAGAACCATGCTGGCTCTTGACCGGGCTGCAAGTTTTGGAAGTCTTGCAATGTTGCATTGCTGTTTGTTAATTGCGAACCAACATATGTTCCAGTGTAACGTTGAGCAGCAGGGCTAGAGATGTTCGCAAATGTTGCGTACACACCAGTAGATGTTGCGAAGTTATTTGAAACGTAAGGCTGGATTGCGCTAACAGCAACAGGTGTACCAGCGTTGTCTTTTGGAATGGTACCAACGTCCAAGATTACATCAGTGATGTTGGAGCTGTAGGGGAGATAAAACACCACGCCACGATACACAGTGTTGGTAGCGTCCGCAGTAGGAGCTGATGCAGCAGTAGGTCCTGTGTTGCTAAACACGCCGCTTTGGGGTGTGTAGATCACAGCGTTGCTATTGGGGATACCGTTTGAAGCAACAAACTGACCAGAGGCACCGCCATAGTTAGCGCCGGCAGAAGTTACTGAGAAATCCAAGAGAGCTGTTTGAACCAAGTCGGTGTATCCGACGTTGCGTACTGGACCAAAACGGTTATCGCCCGAAAGAACTGGGCCGGAGAAGGTGGAACGTGCCATGACAAAAGTCCTTATGCAAAAGTACTTGTACCAATCGTTGCATCGTCTGCTGGGCCAGTCCGGTACAAGTGAAATCCCAGACACTTTAAATATACACTATTTTTGGTTGCTGTCAACAAAAAAGGGGGCCGAAGCCCCCTGATTTTTTACTAATCCAAAGATTAATAAGAAGCGTATGCACCCAAGGGGTCAGAGACACCGAAGGAGTAACGTTCACGAGACTTGTAACGCACGTTACCGGTATCAAAGTCGCCGTCCATGCTGTTTTGCAAAGGTGTACGAACGAACATTTTCAAACCGTTAGGCACGTCAGTTGTCAAGAACCAAGCATTGTTAGCTGTCAAGAAGTGGTTGATCACATAACCTTCAGGGATCGAACCATTGTTCTCGATAGCGTTA